GAGGTCGGCGAGCTTCTGCGCGACAGACGAATCATCGAGCGCGGAACGAAGCTGCGCCTGGCGGGCCTGCAGCGACTGCAGCTCCGAGTAACCCGGCGTGAGATCGCGCGCGACCGTGCCGGCGCGGACCGAGAGTTCATTAGCCTTTGCTTCCTTGGCGCGCGCTTCGATCGAATCAAGCTTCGCCTCGATCTTGCCGATTTCGGCGTCGACCTCGGCGAGGACGCGCGTGTTGACGTTGCGCGCCTGCGCGGCGAATTTGGTGGGCGGATTCTCGATCAGCGCCTGGAGGCGCGCGCGCTCCTGCTGGAGTTCCTTCAGCCGTTGTTCGATTGGGGCGCCGTCGAGCACACGCGAGAGCGCCCGCCCCATGGCGTCGTAGGCGTTCGACGCCATGCGCCCGACGAAGTCCCAGGCGCGGCCGAGTGCGGTGGTAGCTTCCGATGCGCTGACCAGGCTTCCTTTCAGTGCATCGAGCAGGACGCGCTGCGCGCCGGTGCGGTCGTTGTGGTCGGTGAGCGTGCGGACGTATTGCCGCGTCCGATCATCGAGGAAATTGAGCTTCTCGTTGAGCGAGTCCGCTCCCCGGATCGGGTCGGCGAAGGCGCTGGCGAGCTCCTTGGTCGCGGTCGCCACATCGGTGCCGGTCGTCGCGGCGTAGCTCTTGACGACCTTGATCAGGCCTTCGAAGTTCGAGACCGCGATCCTGCCGGTGCGCAGGAACGCGGCCTCCATCTCCCGGGCCGAGGCGACCGAGACGTTGCCGGCGGAAGCCGACTGCTCGGCAATGCGCTCGATCTGCCCGACCGTGACGCCGGCGGCCCGCCCGGTGCCGGCAAGCGCGACCTCGAGCTCCTTCTGCGACTCGATATAGCGGTAGTAGGAGTAGCCGACCGCGGCACCGAGCGCAGCGATGCCGCCGACGACCGCGACCGTCGGCGAGATCAGGCTGGTGAGCCCCTGCCAGACGCCCTTGAGAATGCCGGTGACCCCGGCGCCCGGGCCGAAGATCTGGGCGATCTGCGAGCCTTGCTGGACCAGCACCATCATGGGGCGCTGGCCGGAAGCGAGACCGACGACGACGTCATTGAGCTGATAGCTTAAGTTTACGAGCTGAGCGGAGGTGAGCTTCCCGCTCGCAGCAACGGTTCCGAGCGCTTTCGCGGTGGCGTCGAACCGCGCCTGAGCAAGCGCGTGGGCTGCGGCTTGCTCCTCGGCCGTAATCGCGCCAGCCTTGAACAGGCTGTCCGCTTCGGCAATCTCGGCATTGAGCTTGGCTTGCGCCGCGCTGAGCGGGTCGATCTGCGCGCGCAGCGCGGCTGTGCGGGCCGCCAAGTCCTCGGCCGCCCGCGCGGCCTCTTCGAACACCGCCGCGGAATCGCGCGCGGATTTTGGGGCCCCGGTATCGACGCCGAGGACGGCGTTGAAACCGCGCTGCGCCTGGTCGGCCGCGGCGGCCTGCTTGGCGGCCTGGGCCAGCCGTTGCAGGCGCTGCGCCTCGCGATCGGCCGCGGCGCCCGCCGCGTCCATCGAGGTGGCGACCCCGCGGAAGGCATCCTGCCCAGCCTTGCCGACTTCGTCGAAGGCGCGCTTGACGTCCGCCTTGCCGTCGACACCGAGGCGGATCGAGACCTGTGTGGTGCTCATTCAGAGTCCCGGGCGTAAGCACGGACGATGATCGGCTCGATCTCAGGGAGGACTTCGACCAAGAGCGTGTTGAGGGCGCCCATCGCGTCGGCGAGCATCAGCACCGCGCCGAAATCGACCGCGTAAACGCCGCCCATGACGGCGCGGACTTGTCCGGCCGCGCGCTTGAGCACGGCCCAGGCGGCAATGCCGTCCGGAGTGGTCGGCGCGTGCTCGATGTAAGGGCAAGAAACGCAGGTGGACGAACAGGCGGCGCAGTAGCCGTCGCCCCCGCCGAAGTGCCATTCGGCGAGAGCGATCAGGCGTTTTTTTCCGCGTCCTGGATCAGCGCGGGGCCGACGTAGAGGCGGTCGATCGCATCGAACAGCGACCACACCTCGAGCGCGGCATCGATTGTTTCCTTCGTTGGTTCGACCGGGTTGCCATCGGCGTCCCCGATCCCTTCCCATGTAGCGACACCCGAATGAGCAAGCGAACGCGTGAAGGCAACGCCGGCCTTCACCATGGCGTCATCGCCGCCGGTGCGCAGCACATCGGCCGCTGCCGTGCGCGCCAGCAAAATCGCCGCCACTGTAATCGGCCGGAACTGCACACGGACGCCAGGCAGCAAGTCAAGCCAGAACGGCTCGCGTTCGAGCGCGAGTTTGAGCATTGTTACCTCTTGGGTGGAAGACAGGGGGGATCAGTAGGCCGACACGTCGTTGATCAGCACCGCGGTGCAGGTCTTGTGCAGGGTCGGGTCCTTGGCGGCCTGCCAGGCGAAGGCCGCCTGGATGCCACCCGGCCCCTGGATCGGCGTCTTGGGCTTGGGCAGGAAGGCGCTGTGGATCGTGAACAGCAGCGACTTGTCGGCGTCGATCGCCCAGCCGAACGAGAGCTCGCACGGATCTCCGGAGGTCGCCTGGTCGAGCAACACGGTATCGGCGAAGCGCACGTTGACCGTGCCGGTGACGCCGACCATCGCCGGATCAGCGTCCTCGATGCGGCCGTCAGGCCTTATGGTTTCGACCTTGTCGAGATTGTTCGAATAGGTGAGTTCGGCCGAGACGATGTGGCCGAGCGCGGTGCCGTTCCGCTTGATCTCGCCCATGAACTGCGAGAAGCGCTCGATTACTGCTTCGCTTGGCGAGGCAGCGCCAGACGTCGTCGTTCGCGTCTCGCCTTGGGCGATCAGACTCATGGTCGCATTGAGCAGGCCCGATCGCTGCAGCTGGATTTTCATGGTGTTGGCGCGAACGCCGAAGTTCATTCCGTAGCTAGGAACTTCTGGCATGCCGATCTCGATCGCCATCGAGGGTAGCGCCAGCGCACCCGAGATGAAGGTGTGGGTGACCAGGCCCGCATTGTCGACTGAGGTCGGCTGTCCCATCAGCAGCTTGAGCCAATTGCCGAAGTTGCGCAGATCAACCGGAACGACCACATCGCCGTCGTTATTGACCACGTCCCTACTGGGCGGCAGCGGCTCGCGACCGTATCCGAGCAGGTCACTTGCAATGAGATTCTGCTCGTCACCCAGCGCGGACGAAACAAACGGCAACCGTTTGTAGCCCGCCGCGGGTGGGGTACCGTAGGTAGCCTCAAAAGCTGCAGCCATCGAGGCATTCGCCCCGCGCGCTCTCGCCATCGCTGTTCTCCTTCAAGGTCGACGGATCGATTGCCGCGCGGTCAAGCCGCACGTGCAAACTCGCCGAAGAATTTCTCGGCTGCTGCCCGGTAAGCCGCATGGGCCTGCTCAGGTGTCTCGAAGTAGCCAAGATGAACTACGCGGCCACGCGTCTTGATTTCCGCGCGCCATTTGCGGCGCGAGGCAATCCACGAGACCCCTTTAAACCCCGAACGATTGCTGGAACGACGGCGAGTATTTTGTTTGTTCTGCGAGCTGCTCGCCGGGCGCAGGTTCGCAATGCGGTTATCATCCGGACAGCCGTTGACGTGATCAATCTCGTCAGGCGGCTGCTCGCCGAATGTCCATGCCCAGGCAAGCCGATGCTCCAGGTAACGCCGGCCATCTATCCTGATCGCGCGATAGCCGAACGAAATCGCTGTTCCGGCCCGATCGCCAATCTGCACACCCTTGCGAGGCTTGAACTTCCATCGGAACAAGCCGGTTACCGGCTCATAATCCAAGAGTTCGCGCGCCCGCGCGATCGGGATCGCCGCGCATTTCATGCTTAGTCTCTGCGTGGATTCAGTTCAGCGGGTCGGTTGTGCCGTAGACCGCGATGATCGCCGCGTCGGCCCAACGACCAGGGCGAGCGCCAGCGGTCTCTATATCGTCCGTTGCGGGCGCTTCGGCTTCGATGAAATCGCAGAGGCCGCCAAGCGTGCGGTCGCCGGCGACAGCGGCGCCGATCGCGCCGAGCATCTCGTCGAGGACCCGCTCGCGCGGTTGCGACGAGGTCTCGTAGGCCGCGACATCGATCGGAATGCGGTGGGTGTAGATGTAGAGGAGCGGCGAGAGCATCACCTCGGGCTCGCCCGGATCGCCGTCGCGAACGATAACGAGACCGCCGGGAGAGATGCGGTCGGCCTTGGCAAGGTTGCGCTTCACGTCCGCGTCCGGCAGCGCAGATGCAACCAGAGCCCTGACCGCATCGAGGACCTGTTCGCGTTTGCTGGTCACCGCAGGCTCGCCACGAGTATTGAAACAACAACCGCGAATGATAGGAGGGTCATCAGGACCGCGGTCCGCTGGTGCTTCACCTTCATCTCCAATGGCTGGCGATCACGCCCGGCACGCGGTCGGCCCAGCGTTGCGCGATCGAGGCGATGTCGAGCCGCTTCCTTAGGCTGACCTGCAGCACCAGGATGAACACCACGACGGTCGAGCGGCCCTTCAACCGCGTGAATTGCGCGCCGGCGCGGGTGCGGCCGATGTTCGGCCGCGCGAGCCCCTTCTTGCTGAGCCGGGCGTTTTCGGCGACAAGCAGCGACGGTCGCCCGCGCCGATAGACGAACCGCAGCCGCATGCCGGTACGGCGCTCCCAGCCGCCCGGCGTGATCCGCTTCATGCCACCCGTTGCGCTCAATCCCTTCACGCCTGCGGCCGGTGTCGGGATCGCAAGCCAGAACCCGCGGTTCGACTTGATGGTCACGCCGCGGTCGAAGGCATCGACGATGTTCGGCGCCTTCGACCAGACGAAGGATGCGGCCTCGAGGCTGATGCCGCCTTCCGGGTAGGTCTTGCCGCGCCAGGTGTTGGCGAGGCGTTGCCCGAGTCCGGAATCGACGACATCCGCGCGCAGCTCGGACTTGAGGCCTTCGGTCACCTCGCGCATGGCGCTGGTGACGGAGCGCGCCGTCTCGCCTTCAACCTCGTCCAAGCCCTTGGCGAGGTCGTCGGTCTTCAGCGTGAAGCGCATTGGATCAGGCCGGAGGCGCCGCCTCGCACGTCCACACGAGCCGCATGCTGTCGATGGTCGGGGTGGCGATCACTTCGAACACCTCGCCCTCGATCTCGACGGTGTCGCCGCTCGCGGGATCCGAGACCTCCGAGCGCCGCACGTCGACCAGCAGAGTCGGCAGCACTGCCCGGCTGTCGCCGAAACCGACGACCTGGTCGGGTCGGCGGGTGATGATGCGGACCGGGATGCCGGCGCCCGCACCGCCCGCGCGCCAAGTGGCGTTGCGGGCGATATTGGGGTCGGCGAACAGCGCGTCGGTTGCCGCGGCGAACGCGTCCATCACTCAGTTGCTGGTGAGAATCTTGACCGCAAGCCGCGGGCGCTTGTTCACCGGCAAGGGCGAGGCCTCGGTCTTCACGTCGATGGCGCTGCCGTCCTGGCGGGCAATCTGCCGGGCATAGATCGGCAGGCCCATTGTGTTGACGGTCTCGATCAGGTTCGCAGGCGCCCCATAGGTCACGAAGGTGTCCATGGTGCCGAGCGGGAAGGCGATCCCTTCCCCCGCAGGAACCAGCGTCTCGGTCGCGCCGGTCGAGAGCGTGACCGTGGCGTTGTATTCCTCGAACACGATGCCGGCGAATGGGAAGCGCCGGCGGGTGTCCTCGCGCAGCGGCTGGGCGCCGGTGGACGAGAAATACTTATAGGCATCCTCCACCTTGGCGTGCCCGATCAGCTTGTCGAAGAAACCGGGGCTCACCAGCGCCAGCACCCCGTTCATGGTCTCGCCCTTGAGCTCGGTTTCGATGTCGCGCAGCACCTCGCGGCATTTGGCCTGGACATTCGTAGTCCCGGTACCGAGCACGAAGTCGACGGACTGCTGGACGAGCCCGAACTCGTCGAAGTAGTCGTAGAGCGCGACGCCGGCGCCGTCCTTGACGATGCCGCGGAGCGCATTGACCTCCATGTATTCGCGCGTTTGCGCGTGCTTGGCTCGCATGCGGGTGAGCTTGCGCTCCATTACGGTGGCGAGCGGGTCGGCCGCGTCCGCCACACCGAAGCCGCGCACGCCCTGGATGTCCTGCGGCGTGATCACGTCGTCGTGCGGAATCCATGGCACGGTAAATGAGCGCATCGAGCGCGTGTCGCGGTTGGCAACAGTGGCCGGCCCGCCGAGCGGCACGGTCGGCAGGAGGTTCAGCACGCCCTCTGCCTGCTCGATGATCACGCTGCGCTGCGTGATTCCCTCGAAGCGGAACAGGCCCATCTCGCCGAGACGGGTGTAGATGTTGGGCAGGATGTTGATGGCTTGGGTCATCTCGGCGAGCGTGTAGCCGCCCGCGTCGAAGGGATTGATCATCGGGGCCATTCTTTTGGGTCTCCTCAAAATGGTTCGGGCCCCGACGGTGAATCCGTCGAGGCCCGGTGGCGGTGATCGGGGTGATGGTTGGATCAGGCCGCGTCGCGCGGAATGATCCCGGCGGTGGCGAGCTGGACGTGCTTGGCGGTCTTCTCGGCCGCCTGGTCGACAGATGCGTCGAACACGAGGGCGGCCTTCGAGACGATCGCGGGGCCGCGCGCGACCACGAGGCCAGCCTGGTCGGCCGCGGTGGCGTCGACCGCCTCGATCAGGACGGCCACAGCGGTTTCGGCGCCCTCATCACCGACGACCTCGGCGGCCGGCGAGAGCCGGTACTTGCCGGAGGCCGTGATCTTACCGAGCACCGATCCGAGCGCATAGTTCGTGCCGGATTTCAGCGTGACCGTTTCCCGGGTGTAGTTGCCGTTGAGCTCATACTTGAGCAGATCGCCGAGCGTCGGCGCTTTGGTAAGAGTGGCCATGTCTGGGGCTCCTTATGGGAATCAACCGCGGGCCGCTGCGGCGCGCTCGCGCGCGCGCCGGACGATCGGGCTATCGCCGGCCGTCGGGGTGGAGGGCGCAGCGGCGATGACGCTGGTCGCCTCGGTGCGTGCCGCGAGCGTGTCGAGCACCGAGCGACGAAGCGCGTCCGCCGAGACGCCCTTTCGCAGCGCATCCGCTGCGTCGACCGTCACCCCGAGCCGGGCCGCCTGAGCCGCGACGGCGGCAATCTCCGCGAATTCCGCGCGAAGCTTGTCCGCGGGCGCCGACGCTGGTTCCAGCGCAGGAGGCGTAGGATCGGGAGCTGCCGCAGGTGCCGGCTGAGGCTCGACCGGCTGTTGCGGCGCGTTCGGCTCGTCTGGAATCTGCTCCGTTTCGTCTGTCGCCATGGACGGGCTCCTCTTCTGTCTCGGGTTGGTGGATGGGCGTGCGGTCGCCGCGCGATCGAGTTCAGCGGCCATCTCGGCGATGGCAAGGTCGAGCGTGCCCAGGCGGTCGGCGAGGCCCGCGCGGATCGCGAGCTCGCCGCGATAGATCGCGGCTTTCGTCCCGCGCGCTGCTTCGCTTGTCAGCCCGCGGTTGACCGAAACCAGCGCGCAGAACTCGGAATAGAGGCGATCGACGTCCGCCTGAATTGTCGCTCGGGCGCGCTCGGAGAGCGGCTCGTGGGCATTGCCATCCACCTTCTGTGCGCCCGCGAACACGAAGGTCCAGGCCAGTCCCGCCTTGGCGTCTGCCCCGCTCTCGTCGACGTGGACCGCAACCACGCCGATGGAGCCAACCTCGCCCGTGCGCGTCACGTAGAGCTGATCGGCCGTGCTCGCGATGGCGTAAGCCGCGGACAGCGCGCATTCGTTAGCCACCGCCCAAAGCGGCTTGGCGCTCGCGTCACTGATCGCTTGAATCTGTTCGACCAGGTCGAATAGGCCGCCGACCTCTCCTCCGGGCGAATCCACATCGAGGACAACGCCGCGCACGCTGGGGTCGCTCATCGCGCCGGCAATCGCATCCGCGATCTCGCCGTAGGACACCAGGCCGCTCGCTGCGTCGAGATAGCCGGAGCGGCTCACCAGGGTGCCAATGACCGAGACCACCGCGATCCGCTCGACCGTCACGGAAACCATCGGTGCCGGATCGGTCTCGGCTTCGATCGGTTCTGGGGCACCTCCCGCGAGGCGCGGTGCCAGCACGCCGAGGATTACTTCGAGCTTGGCACGGGCGATCATCAGCGGTGTCCCGAACACGCGGGCCGCAACGTGAGGAAGGTTCAACATTGTCCGGATGGTCAATCGTTGGCGGGTGGGCTGGTGGTATCAGCAGCGGGGACATCAGCCGGATCGCCTGGCGCCGGATCGGCGCTTGACGGCGATATCGATCCGAAACTCAGTCCCAATGACTTTTCCCGAACCTTGTCGGCCGCGATCTCGGCGTCGACCTGCTCGGCGTCGTAGCCGCGCTCGGCCAGCGCCTGCGTGCGGCTCTTGAGACCAGCGTCGATCTGCTCGATCTCGGCACGAGCGTCTTTGAGCGGGTCGACCCAGTCCCACTTCGGCGGCAGCCAACCGCAGGCGAGATATTCGCGCCGCCGGTCGTCATAGCGCGGCAGATCAAGCGCACCCGCAAGCACTGCCGTGTCCATCCAGCGCGCCCAGACCTGGCGGCAGAGTTGCCAGACGATCACGGCGTGCTGGTAGGCCTCGATTCGCCGGCGGAATTCGAGCAGCGCCAGGCGAGAGTTCGAATAGTTCGCCTTGAGCATATCGTTCGAGAGATACGCGTAGGGCACTCCCAATGCGGCCGATACCTGCAACAGAGTGCGGTACTGGAACGGCTCGTAGGTTTGGCCCGAATCCGCCGGCGACGAGGTCTGCACCTCCTCCCCAGGCTCCAGCATGGTGATCTGGCCCGGCTGCAGGTCGATCGTGCGCTCGTCGTTCTCGTCGCGCCCTTCCGCGGCATCCAGCGGCTCGGCTGGCGCCGGAGTGGTGATGAACAGCGCGTGCATCGCCGCGACCTTCTTCCGGTCGAGCTCGGCGTCATCGTATTGGTCGAGCAAGAACAGCTTCACGATCCCGGAGGCGAAACGAGAAACTCCGCGGAGCTGCCCGGCGTCGACCGGATCAATGACGTGAACGATCTCGAAGGCAGGCACGCGCACGATGCCGCCGGCAAGGCTGGGATCCGTGATGTCGCCGGGGTGCCGGCGCAGGAAATGGTAGGCGACGCGCCGTCCGATCGCATCGAACTCGATCCCCTGGCGGATCACGTTGCCGCCAGGTGCAACCTCGTTGCGATTGAGCGGCAGCATTTCGGACGGGAGCATCTGCAGTTGCAGCGGGACAGTAAGCCCATCCTGCGGCCGGCGCGGCCGGAAGCGAAAGAACACCTCGCCTGCGATGAACACCTCCCGTGCCGCTCGTCGTTGCAGGCCGTACAAATCCGTGAACCCTTCGGCATCAGCCTCATCCGTCCAATCGAGCCAGAGCTTCTGCACCGGCGCCTTGAGCTCGGGGTCGCTGATCAGCGATGACGGCTTGATGCCAGCGCCGACCACGTTGCCGGCCCAGCTCTCGATCGCGTTCGCCGCGTAGCCGTTGTTGCGCACGAGCCAGCGGGCGCGCGCCGTGATGTCGGGACCGGCCGCAGCGATCAGCGTATTGAGATGCGCGCGGCTCGGCTGAAATCCCTTCAGCCTGCGGTTCGCCAGGCCCGCCTCGAAGCCGCCGATGAAGGCGCCGACGCGGCGCCGGAATGCTGTCAGCGAGGCAAGCACTCAGAGCCCCTTCGAAGCGGACGTGAGGATTCGGCGCTTGCGGCCGCCCTCCTGGGCCGCTGCGATCCGGCGCTCCAGATTCGTGATGGCGGCCGCCATCTCGGCGTCGGATGCGTAGGTCACGCGACGGCCTTCAATCTCGACCGTGCGCAGCCCACGGAAACGCGCCGCCAGCAGCGCATCGCGCTGCACGGTCATCTCTTCAAGCGTCATGGACGTTCAGTCAGTTGTATTCGGGCACCCGGGCGGGCGCTTATCCGGGGCGTCTGGTCAGCGCCTCGGTCGTTTCGTAATGTGGGCAAGCTCCGTTGCGTCGGGCTGGAGGCTTGTCATGTTGGATACCGCGCAGAAACGCGCCGCTTTGATGCGGCACCTGGAAAGCGCAATGGCGCTTGCCCACGAACTCAACGAGCCGACTACCGAATATCTGATCGAGCGCGCGATCGACGAAGCTCGCGCGCAGCAGATCCCGTCATTGATGATCGGGGACGTACCGCAACGGCCGGGCCGGTGACGGCTAAGCCCAACGCCCGGGTCAGCCGAGATAGCTCGACCGGAAGACGCGGCGACCGCGGCGTTCGGACCGACGCCGGATGATACCGGCAACGCTGTCGGCCGGCAGCTCAGCCGGCTCGTCCGTCCGCACCTCTTCGGCGATGCCAACCTGGTGCTCGAGGTCGCGCCACATGGCTTCGGTCCAACGATCGGCGCCGGCGATCCAGGCGGCGGCGCGGGCATAGACCCGGCAATCGAGTGCCTCGTTGCGCTCCCGCAGTTTTTGCCATTCGAGTCGGGTGAAGCCGCGCTTGGTCTTCACCGTGACCAGCTGCTCGGCGACGAGCTGCTTGACCCATTCGGCCTCGGCGCCACGCGGCAGGTGCACGTAGCCCACCGGAAACCTGGCACCGGCCGCCAACTCTTCGTCGGTCGGCGCCGCGAGCCGCAGGAAGCGATAGGTCTCACTCTTGAAGGTCGCGACCGCGATCGTCCACAGACGCGCGCCGCGGCGCAGCTTCTTGCCGCCCTCCGTGACGTCGACATGCGTCGGTCCGATCACCGGCGCCGCGCGGTTGAAGCCTTCAACGCCTTTGATCGGCGCGACCTGGGCATGCCCGACGCGACGACCCCAGGCGTAGACGGCGGGCGCCTCGTAACCGGTGTCGATCGCGAGCTTCGCGATGCCGACCCGCGTGCCGTGCGTGTGCGGCCAGGTCCGATCGAGCAGACGCCCGAGCTCTTCCCAGGTCCCGGCCTGCTCGGGTCCGCCTTCGACCACGATGTGGTCGACGAGCCAGCTTTCGAGACCTCTGCCCCAGGCCCAGACGTCGACCTCGATGCGGTCCTTCTGGACGTCGGCGCCCGCCGTCAGGAACAGTCCGCCGCTGGGCACCACTCCGATCTGCCAGGACTCTCGGCGCTCATAGAGCCGTTGCCAGTCTGGCGCCTCGCCGGTTTCGACCCAGGTCTCGCCGAGCACGCTGTTCTTGAAGCTGCGCCTCGCCTCGTCGGTGGTCGCGGCTTCCCAGAGGCGCGCGATGTTCTCCCAGGACAGCCAGCCGACCGGCGAATAAAGCGCCGACACATGGAAGCCGATCGTGCCAGGGTCTTGCGCTTCCGCCGTCGGGCGCCACTCGCCGGCCTCGAGCATCGCGGTCTTGTGGTGCTCCCCGATCCGGCCATCGCACGTCTCGCACTCGTAGTGAGTGGTCTCGGGCCTTCCCTTGTCCCAGAGCAGCCGTTGGAACTTGAGCCACTGCATTGCCCGGCAGTGTGGGCATGGCACGAAGTAACGGCGCTGATCCGATGCCTCGTATTCGCGCTCGATCCTCGACAGGCCGTGGATGGTCGGCGTCGAACCGAGCAGGACCTTCGATCGCCACGAGAAGGTGCGCGTCCGAGCTTCCGCGAGCGCGACCGGGTCGCCTTCCTCGTCAGCCGACGGCGGATAGGCGTCAACTTCGTCGAGGAACAAGTAGCGCGCCGGCATCGAGCGCAGGCCGACAGCGCTGTTCGCGCCGGTAATGACGAGAAGCCCTGCCGGAAACTCCTTCGACAGCACCGTGTTGCCGGCATCGCGCGAACGCGCGGGCTTGACCCGCTCGCGCAGTGCAGGGCTTTCGTTGACCAGTGGATCGATGCGCTGGCGCGAGAAGCGCTTGGCGAGCTCGACGGTCGGCTGCACCGCGAGCATCGGGCCGGGCGCATGATGGATGACGTAGCCGATCCAGTTGTTGCCGCCCTCAGTGAAACCTACCTGCGCCGACTTCATCACGACGATACGTCGCGCCGGATGCGTGGGCGACAGCGCATCGATGATCGCCCGCATGTAGGGCGTGCGGTCGGTGCGGTAACGTCCGGGCTCGGCTGACGCGCGGGGTGACAGAATCCGGTGCTGGTCAGCCCATTCCGAGACGCTCAGCGCCGGATCAGGCAGCAGCCCGTCGCGCCAGGCCTGGCTGAGCTCCTCCGCACCGTCGAACGTGAAGAGATCACCGGAAATCGGCTCGAATCTCGGCGAGCTCGGCGAGGTGGCCCCGGACATGCGTCTCTACGAGTTTCTGGACCGAGTGCGCTTCCACGCCGAGATCGGCTGCAATCAGCGCTGAGACCCGCGCTGGCCAGTTGAGCCAGGAATCCCGCTCCTCGCGTGCAAGCCGGAACACCATTGCGGTGGCGCGGGCGCGGTCGACGAGCTCGCCCTTCATGCGCTGCAGCCGCAGCCGTGCGAGATGCGCCTTGGCGATCTCATGCGCCGTGCGGGCCTGCACGAATGTGACGTTGCCGCCGGCAGGCAGCCCTTGTTCCTTCAGCGTCTCGCGCACCGAACCGAGCGCGGCTTCGCCGACCGGACGAAGTTTCTCAGCGGGAGCTTTCGATTTCGCTCGCGTGCGCGCCGGATCGCTTGAGCGCTCCCACGACGCATCGGCCTTGGCCGGATCGATGGTGCCGTCCGGCTCGACCGGGACGCGCCCCTGCTTGATCGCGCGCAGCACCGCCACGTGGCTTACGCCGCGGCGGCGAGCATAAGCGCGGATTGATAATCCCATAATGAGCCTGCTGCGAACAAAGCAATCAAATGACCCGATTATTTGCTTGGCTCACGGGCGACGCAGCGCGTTTATTGCGTGATCGAATGACGGAGACCGCTATGACCAAGATCGCCACATTGCCCAGCAACAATGAAACCTGGGCCTTCTTTGGCACCATCCGGCGCCATGCCGATCCGGTTGAAGCCTGGCCGATCGCCTTTGGCGCCATCGCCGACATGACCGGTTGCTCCGACATTGGTGTGCGCGATTTCCTCGATAGCCGGCACGGCCGCCACTTCGCAGACGAGGTAGCAAACGGACTCTTCAAAGGCCTTGCCCTGCCGCAGGCGATCGATGCCGCGATCGATCGCTGGATGACTTGGACGATCGATCGCCGCACGTCACGGGAGACCGGCATCCCGCGCGGGCTGCCCTACCTGATCGGTTTCGTCACCGATTGTGAGATCATGGCGGAAGCGAGCGCCTGATCGATTTTCGCCTGAGGCTCCGCCCCGCTCCAAACGCGGGGCTCGGGCTCGTAGAAGGGCTGCGATGGTCGCGGCCCGACTGCGAAGGGAGCCAGATCCATGGCACAGCTTTCCGACTCTCAACTGGTCGTTCTCACCGCTGCCTGCCAGCGACCCGACCACTGCGTGTTTCCGGTCAATCCGAAGCTCAAGGGCAATGCCGCGGGCAACGTGCTCAAGAGCCTCCTGAACAAGGGCTTGATCAAGGAGGTGCGCGCCAAGCGTGACGACACCGTGTGGCGGCACGACAAGAACCACGGCAAGATGACTTTGCGCGCCACCCGGGCCGCCTTCGACGCGCTCGGCATCGATCCGAAGGAGGCCGCGGCAACCGAAGACGGAGCCGAGGAGACGAGTGCCGCCGCGGCGACCGCGGGCGACGCTCGCGCAACCGGCGAGAGTTCGAGCAAGTCCAAGTCCCGTCGTCGCACGGCGCAGAAGCAAGTTCGGTCCGACAGCAAGCAGGCTCAACTCATCGAAATGCTCAAGAGCCGCGATGGGGCGACGATCGAGGAGATCGTCAAGAAGTTCAAATGGCAGGCGCACACGGTGCGCGGCGCCATCGCCGGAGCGCTCAAGAAGAAGCTCGGACTGAACGTCCAATCGGAGAAGGTCGAAAACCGGGGTCGCGTTTATCGCATTTCCTGATTCAGGCCGAACGCTCAAGCGCCGCCGGTTGCGAGATCGGCGGCGCTTTGCCGTTCACGCCGACTGTCTCTCGCTCTTCAGTGCATCGAAGGTGCGGCCATCGCCTGCGAGCGCGGCTGCGCCGCTGGCGTAGTTCTGCCACCGCTCGACGATCACATCGCA